GGAGAGTATTTTCGTTAGAATACTTCTCCATCGTGAGATGTACACCAAGACCTCTACGATTCACCGCCAAGCAACTTGGTGATGATCGCATCCGAGCTTGCAGTGAACCAGGTTTTAAAACCCTGGTAAATCTGCAAGAGCTCCGTCGCCGTGTATCCAGCAGCGGGAGCGTCAAAGACTAGGTAGCAAGAGCTACCAATCTTGACGTTCGTCGCAGGGATAAACGGGTCGGGAGTGATCTTGGAATGGTCGATCCTGAGCAGATGCCGATTACGCTTCGCATAAGTATGCGAAGCCTTCACGACAATCAGCCCATCTGACGTTTGGTACTGTGTGTCATCACCTTCTACCGAAACCTTCGGTAGGGTGTAACCCACAGAATTAATCGTCAGTGCGATTGGATCGGTAAATGCCATTAGGCATCACTCCTAGGACTAGGTGTTTTACACCTAGCCCATGTGGCTAGGCGTGGGACAACCATCTCAGTTACGTCCGGGTCAAACCCAGAGCAACAGTGATGGCGAGTTGGCGTGGAGTGAAACCACTCCAATCCAGCCCGAAACCAAATGGTGAGGCCTTCCTGCGCCTCTTCGTCTCGTAGAAGAGGGTAACAGGAGAGACCACGACGCCACCGATAGGTTTATACTTACCGGTACCGGCGTAATAGTAGGTACGTGATGAAACATAATGTTCCATCACGTAACCATACTTAATCACCAACCCATCGACTATCATGTCAGATATATTGGAAACACAATCTCCAATATTTGACACCCAGTCGAGGGCCCACGTCCAAGGTGTAGCATTCCAAACGACCTCTGGCGTAAGCTCGATCCCGAGTAAGGGACCGGCTTTAGCCGCCGCATCCACCAAGCCATAATGGCTTCCCCAACCAAGGGGTAAGTGGTATGTGAAAGCACCAGAAAACCACGTACGTTTGTACGTGCGGTCGCATTGGAGCACCGTACCCTGGGGCTGAGACGAATCGACGATACAGGTATTATCTGTGTCACTTCTAACGAAGTAAGGCGCAGATGACTGTACAATCGACCACGTCTCAGAAGTCTCGATAGGAAG